GTGCCATCTACCAGTACCATTTTCTTTATCTTCGGCACTTCTAGCTAATGACATTGCAAAGTCAGTAATCATCATTTTAGAATAACTTTCAGCCATTCTGTCTCCTTGAATGATGTCTTCTCTTGCTCCCGATCTATTTACTTGTGAAGCTGTCCAAATAGGCACCTTCATTTCAGTAGCTAAACCACGTAAACTAGTATAAATGTCATCTAGTTTGTCTCTTTTTTCTTTACTTGATTTAGAAGTAAGCAAATCAGCATAGTCAACAATAATCATGTCTGGTTGAATGTCTTGTTGTATACATTTTTCTAAATGCGCATGTAAAGTATTTACAGTTGCTTGTCCTGCTGGGTATTCTCTAATATAAAGACCACCTCGTAAGGTTGATAATCTTTTAACTACATCATCTTTAAAATCAGTTATATCACCTACAGGTATTTCTGAAAAACAAGCATCATATCTTCTACCTACATATTTTTCACTTAATTCTAGTGTATAATGTATAACTGTATATCCTAGTTTGACTGCTTCTGCACCTAATGCTATTAAAGCCCATGATTTACCACCACCAGGACCACCTGCTATTAAACCCAAATCACCCTGACCCAAACCACTACCTAAAAGATTATTAATAAGTGGCCAAGGTGTAGCTATAGTATTTCTAGCTTCTTCTCTAAATCGATCTTCTATTTCAGCTATATACTCGTGACCTATATCTCTTTCTGTTCCTGCTTTTAAAGCACCATCAATTAAGTTTCTAATGTCATCGTAATCTCCTAATTCTAGTAGATCAACTGATTTCATTAGTGCACCTTTTAATGTTTGGTTTTTACAAAAGTCTAAAAATGTATCTTTAACAAAACCTAAATCTGTTGCTTTTGATGCTTTGTATGCTTGTTTGAGTAAATCTTTAACAGCTACATTTTGTAGTTCTTTATTTAAATTTTCAAGTTCTACTTTAAACACCTCCATTGTAGGAACTGTTTTATATTCGTTGTAATAGCTGAGTGTTTTACGAATAATCCATTTACCAGCATCATTATCAAAATAATCTGGAGAAACTATATCTGCAATTTGTTGTAGAAAGTCTCTATCAGTTATTAGAATACCAATAGCTTTAGTTTGAAATGAATGTCCGTATTGGGTTAATTTACTCATGTGTTTGTTTTGCAAATGTATTTAATTTAACAAAATGTTCCCTTAACCATAAATCAGGTGTTGCTATTGCATTTCCTAATTGATCATCATTATACATTATAATAAAATCATTTCGGGAAAGCAAATTTATTGGTGCTTCTATTAATCTTGCTATTTGTAATTTTAACTCTCCTGATATGGGTGGGTTTTTTAAATCCATTAATTCTTCATTTATTCGAAGTTGGGTTTCCGACTCACTAATTTTTTTATGCATAGATTCTTCTCCTTTACCCGCATACTCCAGAATGAAATCAAGATCAAGGGTTTGTTGAGTAAATAGATCTGGAACTATTTTGGGTAATTTTTTAGGTCCTAATCCTTTAACACCTTCAATGTTATCAGATTTATCGCCCATTAAAACTTTATACATTAAAAAATTGTGAGCCGGTATCCCATAATCAGCTTCTACCATTCGAGGGGTATAAAACTTCTTTTTAGTTGGACTCCATACAGTGATTCTATCATTTACTAATTGTAAAAAATCTTGATCTGCAGACATTATAGTAACTTCTTTGTCTAATAATGTGTGTGCAATGTAAGCAATAGCATCATCTGCTTCTATTTTATCTATTGAAATAACGTTAATGGGAAGAAAATCTAAATAGTCAAGCAATCTTGAAAACTGTATTTTCATTGCCTCTTTTTCTTCTCTAGCGTCTTTAAAGGCATCCCATCTAGTAATTCGTTTACCTGGTTTTCTTTGTGATTTATAATCACTGTGGATTTTTCTCCTACGTTGAGAACCACCTGCACCATCATAAACTATAATTACTCTGGTTGGGTTTACTTCTCTAATAGCGTAAGCTAAAGATCTTAAAAAACCTGTTAAACCACCTACTGGGACTCCATTGTCATTTAAGGCACCATTTACTGCAAATACTCTTAAATATAAATTTAATCCATCTACAATCAGTACTCTATCATTAACATTTAAAGAGTCGTTTTCTTTAACGTTATCTAATAAACTAAATATATCGCTCATTATAATCCGCTTTCATCTATTTCAATGTCCGGATCTAATTCTTGTGGTTCTTCATGTTGATATTTCATAACATATTGTTCACAAGTGTCTTCGTACATTCTTTTTCTGATTTCTGGTCTTTCTTCACAAAGTTGTTGTAAATCTTTACCATAGAATGTAATTTCTTCACCTGTTTCTTTATCAACATATTTACAGATAGGGCCTGATTGTTTAACTACTTTATAGTCTTTCATTAATCTTAACCATCCACCAAAATCGTCTATACCTTGTCTATAAAAAACATTGTATCGAATTTTACGGTTTGGTGGGCCCATTCTGTTTTTAACCACAATAGCTTCTACTTCAGACCCTACAATTTCTTCTACACCGTTGATTTTTTCTTTAAGTTTTCCAACTTGTTTAAGTCTTAATCTAACTGATGCATGAAATTGTAAAGCCTTACCACCTGAAGTAGTGTATTGATCAGCGAATGGCATTGCACCCATCTTTTGTCTCAATTGGTTTGTGAATACTAAAAGTATTTTTTCCTTACCAATTAAGTTAGTAATTTTACGCATTGCTTTAGATAGGATGATTGCCTTTTGAGTTGCATAACCATCTTTTTCAAAGTCAGCGGCTGATTCAATTTTGGTAGTAGCTGCGGCTACTGAATCGACTACAATTGTTACAAGTTTGTTTGGATTCTTTTCTCTAACCTTAAGGATAACATTTTCAATTGCATCCATAATGTCTTCGACAGTTTCAAGAGGCAGATATACCATTTTTTCTACATCAACTCCAATTGCTTGTAAAAACTGAGAATTCAGTGATGATTCAGTATCAATGTATACTGCAATACCATCTTTCTTTTGTGTGTTTGCTATAATGTGAGATGCTAACAGGGATTTACCACTTTGTTCTAAACCAGTAATTTCAACGATTTTAGAAACTGGAAAGCCTCCGTTGGGGCGATTTGAGATGGCCAGGTCTAACACTGTAGATCCTGTGGAGACCCAATCGCTGACATCTGTGGGGGAATCTTCACTACCGTCTAGAAAATAAGCTACTCTATGGTGAGTCTTATTAAATTTCTTGTTTAAAGAGTCGGCAATAATCCCTGTTAGTTCATCTCTATTTGATTCGTCTTTTTTCTTTGCCATTAGTCAAATAATTCATCAAGTTTACTATCTAGATTTTGCTTACCTTTAGAAGGTGCAGCTACTACTTCAGTTTCTTTCCCACCATCTTCTTCAGATGGTTTTAAGTAACTTTGTAACTCGCCTTTCATTTCCTCAAACGAATATTTCTTAAATAAAGAAACTAAATCCTTTTGTTCTTCTAAAAGCGATTCTGCTAGTGTAGCATCATCAGATAATGGTGTTTGGTTTGGCTTAACACGTACAGTTGTTGTATTAAACATTTTACCAGTTTCAGCTGCTGGGATTACTTCTACAGTAACATCTCTACCATTTTGAATAGCAGTAATATCGCCATAATCTTCATCAGCCATTACACCTAATAGTTCTTGATAAACCATTTTACCAAATTCCCAAAATCTAACTCCCTTATCTTCTTCTCCTCTAACTACTACAGGAGCAAAAATACGTAATTTTGGGTATAATTTTTTAGCTAATTCCATATTTTCTTGGTCACCTGATTTTCTTAACTGATTAGCAAATTCCATAATTGGATCTGATTCATCAAAGTTAGTTAAGGCAATCATTCTTGGTTTACCAATACCGAAGTAAAAGTATAACTCAATAAATGGAAAATCTTTGTTGTGTGCATAAGGCACTAATCTTACTTGGGATTTTTCTCCCACTGGTGGTCTCCAGAAATTATTCTTATAATCACTTGAGTTATTACTACCACCCCCCTTGTTGTTTAATTTGTTTAAACGATTCTTGATTTCATCTAAGTTCATAAAATATTTATTTAAAAAATGTTATAATTTCAATTTATTCCGCAAACATACGAAATAAACCCCGCTAAGCCAAGTTTTTCTACTAAAGCTTTATAATGTCCTTAATTTTAGTGTCGATTTTTTTAAAACCCTCTGTTTGTATAAGTAATATACAATTTCTATAATCATTCCATTCTATAGGAAATCTTTTATCCAAAACCCCATTATTTAAACTCTTTATCAATTCGTTTAGTGCGTTAATTGTGTATAAAGTGTTTGTTTGTTTTTTTCTGTGTACCAATATTGTATTATCTATTATACCATTTGTACTTGAATTACCCATATCAACATTATATGTAAGCATAATTTTTTCCCCATCCAAGCTTTCTAGGACAAAAATTTTATTAAAAAGAATCATATAGGAAGTTTGAATCCTATTTGTAATCTCTTCAATATCATTGGGGGTTGTAAACGTACAATATAGTCTGTTGTTCATAAATAACCAGAATTTTCTGGCCATAAATATAAACTTTAACTTAAAGCCCCATAGTGTTTCCCAACTTTAATTTTTATAGGAAATTTCTCACTAAGTATGTTTTCTAAATCTAACAGTGTTTGTTTACCATCCTGCTTTGACACATCAAATATAAATGCATCATATATGTAAAGAACTAATCTTGTTTGTTTATCTTTTAAATAATCTTGTATAACCTGTATCTTACGAATGTTGGTTTCTGTTTCTGTAGCTTGGATATAATAGTTAAATAACTTTTGAGAATGTATTTTAGGATGATCGTCTTTTTTTATGCGGTATGATCCTACATCTATATATCCATCTTTATTAAACGCTTCCCAAATTATATCAATAAAATTTTGTGTTTTACGGAAAAACTCATGGTGTAAGTTTTTCTTGTCTATACCACCATATATTTGTCTAAATGTAAGTGTTTTACTTTCTTTATATTGTTGGGGGGTTATATCTTTAGTATTAAAATATATTTGAGCAAGTGTGTTGTGTACATTACCCTCAAAAGAAAAACCCACAATATCGCCTATTAGTCGCGGATGGTAACCATCATAATCCATTTCTACAAAAAAGTCATTGTCTGGTTCGAAACTATCTCGCTCCCCATTGTCGTGTTTTAGTCCTACAAAATTTATTCCATTAAAGTTATTTACAGGACGACCCGTTGTTGTGTATGGGTTATACCATCCGTATATATGATTCTCTTTTATTGAGTATTTTTTGTTTTTTGGTGTAAAGTATGTGTCAAATTTATCGTTTATTTTTAACCCATTTTGTTCTAGTTTTTGTAGGGTGGGTAACAAAATATCATTGACATACTCGTTAGTTTTTCCTGGAGTATAACCGATTATATCATTGTATTTGTTATTACAACGCTCTAGGTGCTTACCAATTGGTATCATTTTATTCACTTTAGTTTGCGGGAATTTGCGGTAATACCATATGTGTGCTTGTGTTGTGTGTTTGTCTAAAGGAGGTATGGTGTGTTGTATATCCGTATAAGATAGTTGTGGGGCCGCATGTAAGCTGCTTTTCTTGTCTAAAACCCTAAAATTGTAATCTTTGAGCAAATCTAAAATCTCGTCTATATTCCAGTTGATACACTCTAGGTGGTTGATGGGTATGATGTAACCTGTATTGTTTATATTCAGGTATATTGCGATGATTTCCGCAAGGGCAGGGTGTGTGTTGTCATTACCTTGAATAAATTCAAGATACATTGTGGGCTCAAATATTGATTTGAGCTTTTCGAGTTGATTTTTTGTTTCAATAAGGTAGAACATACCTTAGGAATGTACGAAAAATAATTTAATAAACCAAATTATAAGGAAGGTCTTTGAAACTCATCTAAAACTGAAAATAATGTAGATACATGGGGGAATCTTCGCTCAACTATTGTTAATTGAAGGTTGTTTATTTTTTCTACCTCTCCTACTAGAGCCCATCTTATACTACCTACTTGATATAAGTTATAATCGTATTCAGTTTTACGTGTGGAAATAGATGTGAATGTTTTGTTGTCTATTTCAAAGTAGTTTGTTTGTGAGTTGATTTTTTTAGTAAAGTATCTAGTGTAGTATCCTCTTTCATAATCTTTTTCTGTGGGTATTGATTTTGATGCGGGGATATCTTTATATTTTTTTAATTTTTCGTAGATACTTTTATTTAGTATTGTATGTTTTTTAAAATCTTTAGAGTTACCAAAATTATTTCTTTGTGGTTCAGGTATTACTAGTTCAGGACCTAAAGTTAAAGGGTTATTACCAGCATAATACTTTCCTTCACTGGTTTCTATATACTTTCCAGTGTATGGTTTTCTTGTTACTCTTTCAACAAATTCACCACCCGGTGTTTCTTTTATGTTAACTTTTGATTTTGGTAAGTATGCCATTTTTTATATTTTACCAAGTTGGTGTTTTTCCTAATTTTTTCCACATTTCTCTCGCTAATTCATTTCCTGTTTTATTTGCGGTTCCTGTCACTCCTGTAGATGAGGTTCCACTATAACGATAATCGTCTTCAATCCAATCAGCAAGTTTTAAACTCCTAAGCGAAGTGTCTGTATATTTTGTATCTGCATCAAAGAACGTTTGTACTTCTTGGAGTTCTAAGTCTGAAAGACCCTCACCAAAGAATATACTTTCTACTGTATATTCATCATCATTAAGTGAATGTAAAGCATCCGCTAACCTTTGTGCATAAGGTTCTGGGTTAAAAATATCTAAATTATTTAATTCAATGGATGATTGTGTATCTGTTGAGTTTTCAGTTCCACCAGTTTGTTCAGGTAAATCTAATAATACATATTGACCATTAATTTCTGTTGTCCAATCTTGCCCTGAAGTTATTTTTTGTGATTCACCCATTACTACAAATGCTATATCGTCTGCTTGGTAGCCTTTGGGGAGTTTATTTTTTTCTACTTTAAATACATTCCCTATAACTATACCACTTATACCATCTATTTGGGCATTAAATTTTAAAGGGATTACTGCTGACTTTCCTACATTAGGGGTTAATTTAGGGAATCCTTTAAAGGGACCATTATTTACATCTAAGGTTGATTGGTATTTTGACTGGATTGATAGTATTCTTTTTTCTAATCCTTTAATATATCCTTTAGCCTGATTTAAAGAAATTAAATCTTCGCCTTCAGCTGCGTCATCCTTTTTTTCTCCAAATAATACACTACGTTGGTAGGTTGCAAGTTGTTTTGTAATAGTATTTAATCTCTCTATTTCTTTATCTAGGGTCTCAGCTTTTTTATTTAAATCCTTTTGTGATGGTTTTTTTGCTTGTGACTTTGTTTCTATATTATTAAACCTATAAGAAGTATATTTGTTGAATTTTTTAAAAGTGACTTGATCTAAATCACTTGCTGAACCAGGAGATTGTGCTGCTATGGCTACTGTTGAGCTTAGAGCTGAGGGAATAGTAGTGTTAAAATTAAAATCCCTGACTATTGCTTCATTGCTTTGTATTTTAAATTCAAATAGGTTTTCAGGTTGTAGGTTTTCTGAAGGTGATGCTTGTAAGTCTATAATACGAAGTACATTAGGTCTTTCATGTTCTGATTGCAACATAAAATTATGGGTACCAGCACATGCATTGTTTATGTCTTGTTCCCATATTTTTTTAATAAAATCTATTAAAGAAAAATCCTCATTAATACCATCACTATTATATCTCATACTTTTGTATGTTTTGAAAAGATGATCTATATTAATATAAGTAAGTCCTATACTTCTCTCTTTTTTTACTAATAGTGGGTTAGTTTTTTTACCATCAGGGGATATATCTCCAATTATGTCTGAGATTTGGTGTGGTAATATACATACACTTAAATCTACACTTGAATCTACTAAGTCAGATATTGCATCTCCATTTTGTATATCTAATTTATATTTAGTATATTCTAAATATTCTCTAGTATCAGGGTTATTTTTGCTTATAGAATCTCTTAACACTGTAAATTCAGTTATGGGTTTGGGGTCTGATATGTTTTCTTGGTATCTATCTATTACTAATAGATTAAGTAAGCTTACTATAAAATCCCATCTTACATAGTTTTCGCCCGATTTAGACACTGTTTTGTCTGTTATAGGGATAAGCCCAAATAGGGTTTCCCATCCTTTATTTTTTTTAGTTATAACCTCAGTGGTAAGGGGGTCATCATTGAATATAAAATAGTTTTTAAAGGCTTCTCTTAATTCTTCACTTGAATCTATTATAAGTTGAGCTCTTCTCTGTTTTTCTTCTGTTTTTAAATCATCTCTATTGTAATCATCTGCTATTGTTTTAGATGTTTGAAGGTCTTCAATTTGTTGTTCTGATTTTTTATCAATTATCCCTATGTCATTTAAGAGTGATATAAAATCAGGGATTGTTGTGTCTTTTAATGCTGTTTTTACATCACCTATTCCTGCTCCCCCTACCTTAGTAGCATTTTCACCTAAATAGCTTATTTTAGTCATATCTTTAAAAGCAGCTAGGATAAATTCAAAATCATCTACTTCATTAGAATCTATTTCAAGACCTGATCTTCGCCCTTTCAAACCATCCAAAACTTCACCCATGGCAACTAATTCAGTAGAGCAATTATAACCACCGTCGTCTCTTGATGTTATTTCAAAGTTTTTTACAAAACCAACAAAACCATCATAGTTACCACCCGCAATTTTTTTTCGTCTTACAATTTCGGCATTAATTTGGTTTATGTTTGATCCTTCTTCAAACCATTCATTGAGATAAGGAAAATATGATTCTCTTTTTCCTTCGTTACTAATAAAAGGATCCCAACCCCATTCTAATAAAAGTGGATAACCAGGTCTCATGTAAAGTAATTCTAAAACTTCAAGTTGACGTCTATTATGACATACAAAATTTACTTTTGCCTCACGAAGTGAACCATAGGCAGATTTTGTTCTGATATCAGCATCTATAATACCAGGCATAGGAACAATACCAAAACCGTCTGCTGCGTCTGAACGAAGGTAAGGATCGCCATAAGTAGAACCGTAATTTTTTCCAAATCCTCGATTTCCTCTTCCTCGTGGAATTACACCTATAGCTTTTGAAGGATCTCTACCATATTCTTTTTTACCTTCTTCTTTACTTATGTTTTTAGTAAAATCTATGTTTTTAGCAGGTACACCTCCTTCTAAAATGTATCTAATTGCTAGACCAGCACCTGTTAAGTCTCTTGCTTTCTCAAATTGGGTGTCTTCTAGGATTGATTTTATAGTTTCTTCATCATCTTTTATATCAACACCAGAGCACATTCTAATAACACATTGTTTACTAGTTGTGTTTGTGTAAAAAGCGCCAGCATCTATAGTGATTTTTTTAGATTTACCGTCTTTGCCTTTTATTTCTGTTCGAGGGCTGAAATCTTCTATAGAAGCAAATCTGCTGTCTCCAGCATTGCCTTTTTTCATAATAGCCTCTCGTATTCTGAGTTGCTCAAAAACAAAATCTCTAAATGTCTCTTGAAAAATCGACATAACTATTTATTTATTCGTTCAAATTCTTCTATAATGCCTTGAAAATCAGCAGGTATTCTAATTTCTAAACCTGGTTTTAAATTAAAACTATCACGTCTTACTACATCAGGGTTGGTTGTAGCAATAATCCACCAATAATCCACGTTTCCATAAAATTGATTTGCTAATAAATCTAGTCTATCTCCTACCGTAGTAATAACATATAAATCATTTATAGAGGGGGTTATTTCAGGGTATTTTAAAGCCCTATAGTAAGGCTTTTTATCTGAATTGATTCTTGTTCTTATATATGATAGTCTGTTTGGCATTATATTTTAGTTGGTTGTGTAAGGGAAACATTAGTTCCTTCTCCTTCTTCATTACTACTATATTTATCTTGCAATCTTTCTATACCTAATTTTCTTGCTTCATCTACACTAGATGCTACTGGTAAATCGTACCATCTTTGCTCGGGAATTACTGTTCTATTGTTTTCGTGAGGTAGTATGAATGGAGCGTTGATTGATTTTTCTGGTAAGAAATTATGGATTGGTTGGTAACTTACAGATACATCTAAAACATGAGGTAATACTACCATATGTTTATCATTTCCTCCTTCAGGTCCACTAACTGAAATTTCCCAAGGATAATCTTTTTGCCAAGTTAAATTTACACTTTTTAGTACACCTGGTAATCTATCACACCAAGATCCCACAGTTAAACGCATGAATGGTGTTCTCATTCGGCCTGTTGATGAATACTCTGGTGCTGTGTTTGATACAAGGTAATTCAGTTTTCTATATAGGGGCATCATTTCGTGGCGCGATTGGGCTGCTATTTTAAAGCTTAAATTTATGTCACGATTAAATGAGTTATATGTGTAGAAACTTTCTCCTCTACCATTATATTTAAATTCATTGTAATTAGCATTGTAACCATCTGAAAAACTATCTAAAAATGCTCTAAATACCATTACATCAGATTTGTTTGGATTTTCACTATTTACAGCTTCAAATCTAAATCTAATTAAATCACGAACACCTGGTATATTAACATTACCCTCTGTTTCAAATACATCCAATGCGTTTATTAAATCTACTCTACTTGCATTATAAACATTATAGTTTAAAGTACCATCGCTATTTTTCTGTTGGATATAACTGTCTGATCTTTCATTATCTCTTCCTACACCTACACCTGGGTTTCCTGTTCCAATTCTGCTTTCTCTATAATATTTTCTTCCACCTAAAGCATCTGCTTGGTAATTAAAACCTGGTTTTTCTGATGTTAAAAGGAAATTTCGTATGTTAGTACTATTTGATAAACCTAAATAATGATTAAAGGTTGCTCCTTCAAAGAAAACTCCCCCAACTTCTTTTTTACTATCAATGTTAGTATTAGAATATCTTCTTATAGTAGTTTTTCCTATACCATATAATGAATTTGGCCCACCATTATATTCATATAAAACAGGTCCATCTTGTCCCGTAAATTCTTTTATTTTATCACCTATACCTGTTATAAACTGTCCAAAAGCTGATTGTTCTTCTGGTGTTTCTTGAGATTGTCCTTGAATTATACCCTGATGTAGTGTTAATAGCCTATTTCCTCTACCATCTAATTTATTATTTACTATAGCACCTGGGTTATTGGCATATTCACTATTAGAAACTGTTTTTTCGTATTTTTGTCCCTCAGGCCATATAGGTGTTGCTCCTGCTCTATCTAAATGAACACCACTAAAATTAACACCTGCTTGGGCTATTAAATTTAAACCTAAGTTAAATGTTCTATTTCTACTAAAACTTAAATCTGCCCCTAAAAACGATATATCTGTGCTTCCAGATTCCATATCGGGGTTTGATGCTTGTAACCCAATTTGTTTAGCTAAAAAACCTATACCTCTTGAGGTTAAATAAAATTTAGTAATTCGAGCTACATCTTTAGCAGATCTTGATAGGGCAGTTACTACTCCTCCTCTTACTAAACCATCAGAAAGACTATCTATTAAACCTAGTGCTTTTGAGGGTTGATCATTAGGCGCGGGAATTTCTATGTTTCTTCCCATTAATGGTTCTCTACTAAAATCTTGTCCAGGTCTATCGTATGCGGTTCCTTTACCAAATTCAAGGGTTCTTTGGTTGAATGATTTTGTATTAAAGATACTACCCGCCCCATAGTTAAACCCACCTGAGGTTGATGGAGTATTACTATTAGGATAAGCTTGAACACCTTGTTCTAGGTTTGTAAGTAGTGCCTTTAATCCCATTGTTTATTTTTTAAAATGAAGCGCCAGTATCAGGATTCGTATATCCCTTAGGTGTAGCTCCATCTAATCGATCTTGAAAAGGTGAATTACTACTAAATCCAGGTACTTGTGAAAGTGAATCTATGTGTTTTTGAGATGCATCTTCAATTGGTAACTGTGATTGTGGACCAGCAACACCATTTAAATCTTGAAAATCTGATTTGTTTGGTGAAGGTGTATAAGTTAACCCTGTGTTTGTACTTTTTGCGTTTTTAGTTAATAAATCCACCATATGATCTCCAGTTTCGCTTTGAAACGGAGAATTTGTGGTTCCATTTAAAGTGTTAAAATTTGGATCGGGAACACCATTGATATCTTGGAATGGAGATGTTGTTGGTACTTCACCTAATGAATCTACATGAACTTGTGAAGCAGCATCTGTGGGTAATTGGAATTGTGGTCCCTGTTGGATTTCCATGTTATTTACAGGACTTTCTCCACCTACTAGATCATAAATTGATTTTTTATCTTTTAGTGCCATAATTAATTATTTTATTATACATATAAATTAAGCAAATTTAGACTCATATCTTGCTGCACTTTGGTATCTTCCTCCGTTTGCT